GAACAAGATGATTTTGCACAACAATTCGCTAGATAATGTGGTTATCATTACTAATAATACACGTTGTTGAAATAATAGCTATTGGAATATTTTTACTCATTAGACGTAATAATGTTCTTGAAAAAGCTGTTACTAGACAACAAGAATATATTGATGCAATTAGTATTATAGTTGCAAATTCTGATGCTAAATTAAAAGAATTAGATATTCAAGGTGCATTTCAATCCGATGATGAAGTAGGTACTTTCTTTACTAACTTAAGAGATATCCAAAACATCATAAGTGATTTTAATTCTTCCAACAAGTAGTTTGGTTATGTAATTTTCCTTCCATACATTGGGAGTAAAACTAGGAAATCACTATGTCTTATTACGATAATTATGATATATTTGCTGACGACGATAAGTTAGCACTTACTAAACGAGGTAAACCGCGTAAGCGTAAACCAAAAGAACCTCGTATCTATTTTACTCAAGATACTGAAGATGCAATTGTAGAATATCTTGTTACTGAAGATATGGCTGAACGTAATCGTATCTATAATGAGCGTATTGAATATGGCTTTTATAAATTAGCCGAAAATATTATTCATACGTTTAAATTCTATTATACTGATACAGATACGATTGAGGAGCTCAAACATGAGGTAATTACTTTTTTACTTGAAAAACTTCACTTGTATAAACCTGAAAAAGGTAAAGCATTCTCTTATTTTGGTACTATTGCTAAACGTTACTTAATTGTTTACAACGAAAACAACTATAAAAAACTTCAAGAAAAAGTTGATGTAGATGAGTCTGATGAAGAACAAATGCATCTATATGAGAATGATCGCAACATAGAAAATATGTTAGATGGTAATGGTTTTATGGATCAATATATTAAGTATATAGATACTCATCTATTCAGACTATTTCCTAAAAAACAAGATGCCCAAACAGCAGACGCTATAGTTGAATTATTTCGTAAACGTGAAACATTAGAAATATTCAATAAAAAAGCATTATACATTTATATACGTGAAATTACAGACGTATCCACTCCTCAGATTACTAAGATTATCAAGAAACTTAAACTTATCTATGTCCAGCTATATAATGAATACTATAAGCACGGACATATAAAGATTTAATTATTCATATTTATTGATAAACGCAATTATGGCTAATTTTGATGATATAAATGTATTTGGTAATACGTCCCTATCGGATTTATTTAAACAAATACACAAGAATAATAAGGATATTGATAAGAAAATTGAGGATTTCATTGAAACTATGAAACCAATGGCGACAGCTAATGTAGGAAACGCCACAAATTTAATGCCTGTTGTTAAAGATTTAATTGATGTTAATGTAAAGAATAACGAACAATTAGTTAAAATGGCAGGTATAGCACAACGTGCTGCTACTACTAGCGCTAATAACGGAGATGAATTAATTAATATGGATGAAATCCATGCTTTATTAGAAGAACAAAAGCAAGTAGAAGATAATAGTAAAAAACTATTACAACAAGCTACTCAGTATCAAGCTTAAATAGTTAAATATGAAGTATAGCATTGGTGGGTTTTCTAATATTTTATCTGCACAAGGAAAAAATAATTTTTCCCCTATTCCTTCTTTACAAGTAGGAAGAGTATACGGTGTTGTGACTACTGAAAATACCCCTAGTGAAAAGATGTTTAAAAAAGCAGGTGGATTTAATGGTATAGGATCTATATTTTATCTTGATTATAATTCTTCTAAAAACGTTACTGGTACTGGAGATGAATTTTTAGATTTATGTAACATTGCTAAACCAATGTCTCCTCAAGTTCAGTATTATCCTGTTCTAGGAGAATTAGTATCATTAGTCGATGCTCCCTCTCCTGATGCTCAACTTTCACTTAACAGTACTTCAAATCAAAAATACTATACTAGCGTTGTTAATCTATGGAATAACAATCAACAAAACTCCCAACCAGCAGATATAAAAGATAATTTAGGAATTACCTTTGTAGAAAATCCTAATATAAAATCTTTATTATCGTTTGAAGGAGATCACATAGTTCAAGGAAGACAAGGTAATGCTCTTCGTTTTAGTTCAACTACAAAACTATATAGTAATTTAAATGAATGGAGTAATACGGGAAATGATGATAGTCCTATTACTATATTATCGAATGGTTTTTCTTATAATCCTAAAGAAAAATTTCATGTTGAAAAGATAAACCAGGATAATTCTTCTATTTACTTAACATCTACCCAACAAATACCACTACAAACAGATAGAACCGGAATCTTAAATCCGTTAACTAAACCTATAGATCCATCTAGATATTTTAACGCTCAAGTTATTATTAATAGTGATAGAGTAGTATTAAATTCTAAGCGTGATGAAGTAATGATTTTTGCTAAATCAAATATTGAGTTAAGTACTAAAAATATTATTAACTTAAATGCTAATGAACGTGTTCATCTTAATAGTAATACGGTTTTTTTAGGTACTGTAAATAATAGTTTACCAACAGAACCGTTAGTATTAGGCGATAAATTAAATACTTTATTAGAAAATTTACTCGATAGTTTATATATTTTTGGTAGTACATTATCATCTGTTGTTGGTTCACCTGAGGGGGCTCCTGCTATAGACATTAATATGGCTGCTGAAGGTTTATTGAATGATCTTGATAGAATTAATAATAATCTAGAAGGAATTTTATCACAACAAAACTTTACAGCTTAATGGCAAATAATATTAATGTAGGAGCTGTAGTTTCTCCTGATGTTCTTAAAACAATTTCATCATCAGCTGCTATTAAAACTTTTGGAGATCAATTAATTAATAAAGCTAAAGAAAAAATAATATCTGCTGCTTTAGGTAAAGTTCAAGAATTAAAAGATCAAATACAAGAAATAGTAGAACTAAAAATAAAAATATGGTCTGATCATGGTACTGAAATGAAAAGACTAGAAATATTACTTAAGGAAAAACAAATAACTCAAGAACAATATAATTTAGCTGTTCAAAAAGAAGATTTAGCTTATCAAACTAAACTAAGAGAATTAGAAAAATTAGATGCTAAGCTTAAAGAAGATTTAGCTAACATAATTGCTGATCCTTATAGAAGAATAAAGGAAAGGTTAAATAGACGTAAATTAAGAAGACAAAAAAGAAAAAATAGAAATAGAGCTGAACGAGCTAAAGCAAGAAGAGATTTAGCTAAAAAAGTAGCTAAAAACGCTGCTAAAACTCTAGCACCTATCCTTGCATTACAGTTAGCTAATAAATTTGCTTCTGTTTTATCTCAAAGAGCAAAATTAGAAGAGTTAGTAGACCAAGTAAATGTTTATATTGAACAAGCAAATACACCTGAAACTATTGCTATTGCAACTAATTTAAGAAACAATGCTGTTACTTTAATTAATAATAGTATTAATAAATTAGACAATTTACAAAAAACAATATCACAAATAGCAACATATATAGCTATATTTACTGCTATAGTTGCCGTATTATCTGCAATCCCAATTCCAACTTCTGTACCTCCTGGTATTGGTGTTCCTGTAAGTTTAATTACAAGAATTGTTAAATCTTTAAGTAGAGCAGCTATATTAATTGCTTCTATAAGTGTTGTAGCAGTTATTGCTGTTAGTATATTAGAAAATGAAATTGCTAAATTAAATGATTTAATTGAAAGACTAAAACAAGTTAATGCATTATTGGATGCACAATCAGCAACAAATTTAAATGAACAACAACTTGCTGATTTATCTAATGCTTTTCTTCCAACTGGTGGAGATTTCGATTCATATAAAGGATTTAAATTTGCTATTAAAGAAGAACAAACATTAGGAGCACAACAAGCTGTAGTTGTTAAAGGAAATAAACGTCGCTACGCTGTAGCGATTAATCGTGATGGGGTTGAAGAAATTAAAAGTGATTTTTCGTTTACATTAGATCCTAACGATCTTATAGACCAATTAAAACTGATTATTGATCAACGAAACTTACAAGGATAAAATATTTATAATTATGAACACTAAAGTATTTAAAAAATTAATTAAAGAAGCAGTAATTGATGCTATTCATGAAGAGTTACCATATATTCTTGAAGAGCACATGGCTAAACAAGAAAAAAAAGCATTACGTGAAGGTAGAACAATGAGTTTTACTAGCAACGATGTATTACCTGGTAATCCCGATGTTAGAGCATCGTTACGTAGCAAAATGGGTGAGGCTTTTGGTTTTCAACAACCACAACCAGCATTAAAAGTAATTGATGCTATTGATGAAGTTACTGGAGAACCGGTTAATCCATATTTAGCTTTTATTAATGATTCTGCAAATAATATGACTCCTCAAGAAAGAGCAGGTCTTAAAAATTTAGGATAATATGCCGATACCTCAAACAATACGTGTAAATCCGTTAGATTTACAAAAGAATATTGCTATTGGGGTATCACTACCTTTTAAAGAACCTTTTAAGAGTACTTATACTACTAGGGATCAAATTAAATCTAATTTAATTAATCTTTTACTCACTAATAAAGGTGAAAGAGTAATGAATCCTAATTTTGGATGTGATATTAAAAGACAATTATTTGAGAATATTACTGAAGAAACACAGCAAAACATTATAAATAATATTGTAGAAGCTGTTAATACTTTTATTCCTGAAATACAACTTATAGATATAGTTGTATCTCCTGATACTGATTTTAATACAATAAATGTAACAATAGACTACCAAATAATAATATCTAATTCACCGGGACAAGTAACAATACAATTTGAAACAATTAGCTAAAAATGACTAACGAAGATAAAAATATATCATATTTAAATAAAAGTTTTACTGATTTTAAATCGGTATTACAAGAATATGCTAAAACCTATTTCCCAACTACTTATAACGACTTTACGGAGGCAACACCAGGTAATTTATTTATCGAAATGGCTTCTTATGTTGGTGACGTTACTTCATTTTATTTAGATACTCAAGTACAAGAAAATTTCTTACTATATGCTAAGGAAAAAGAAAATTTATATGCACAAGCATATGTAATGGGTTATCGCCCTAAAGCATCATATGCATCAACTACTACAGTTGACATATATCAAATGGTACCTTCAGTTTCTAATGATGGAGGAATAACTTTTATTCCTAATGTTACAAATTATGGTTTAATAATACCAGCAAATACCCCACTAACTTCAACATCAACCGGTACTAAATTTTTAACAACACAACAAGTAGATTTTACTAATACGGGTAGTGCAGAAATTACATTTATGAATAGTAATTTTTACCTAATTAAAAAATCAGTTCCTGCTATATCAGCTGAAATTCAAGAAACTACAATTAATATAGAGGCAAATCAAAAGTTTGCAACTGCTGTTATTACAGATACTAACATATTACAAGTATTGAATGTAACAGGCAG